CAGAGGCTGAGCATGAGCGCGCTTTGCACCGTGCTCGCGTTTGCACCTACTGGAAACTTAGACGGCGCCTCTTACAGGTACGCCGAAAACTTGCGGAATTGCCGGAACGTGATCCGGCTCGCGCAGGTTACGCAGATCTGGCTGAGTGCATCTGCGACGAACTCAGCAAATATGAACAGCAATACGGAGAACGGTGTGAAAACATCTCAGGCAGGCATCGACCTTATCAAAAAACACGAAGGTTTAAGGCTTAACGCGTACTCTTGCCCGGCAGGGAAATGCACTATCGGCTGGGGCCATACCGAGGGCGTGAAGCCCGGCATGGTGATCACCAAAGATCAGGCCGAAGAGTTTTTTAAGAAAGACCTGGAGCGTTTTGAAGCGCTGGTCACCAAGGCGCTGGATGCCGACGAGCTTGAGGTCACGCAGGGCCAGTTTGACGCGATGGTCGCTTTGGCGTTTAACGTCCAGGGCGGCGCGCAGACGCTTGTTAAATCGTCTATCTGGCGCAACCTGAAAGCCGGCGACATCACCGCCGCGGCCGACTGCTTTCGTAAATTTGTTTATGCCCACGACAAGAACGGCAACCTCATAAAACTGGGCGGGCTTATAAAACGCCGCGAGGCCGAGCGGGCGCTGTTCCTGAAAGCATGAAGATCAGGCGCCCTTCACTGGGCCAGTGTTTCGTTGACTTGCACGATCAAATGCAGGCTCAGCGAAGCCGCCTGATCTTCATGATGCGGACTTACTCGCTGACTGACGAAGAGCGCTTTTTCCTGCTGAGCAAAGTGCAGGATCTTGAGTACGACATCGACATGGCAAGGGTGTTTGCGACCGACCATGGCAAAGGCAAGAGGATCAAAGAGTGAAAGATTACCTTGTCGCCGCGGCGTTTGCGCTTTTGACCTATGCCGCAGGTTTTGTCTGCGGTGCTGTAGTAACGTCATGGCATTACAAGGCTGAGATTTCAGAGTTCAAGGCCAATGCTCAGGCACAGTACGCTCAGGCGCTTGAAGCAAAAGCTGTCCGCGAGAAGTACTTGCAGGGCAAGGCCGATGAGAGCGCGGTTAAAGCAAAGGAAGCCCAGGATGAGATTGAAGCCCGTTACAAGTCTCTTTTGGCTGATGCCGCTGATGCTCTCAGCGTGCACGCAGACAGTGCCCATAGTGAAGACAGCATGCCCTCAGATGCCGTCCCTGCCGCCGCAGTTTCAGAGCGTGCAGGTGAACGCTATGCAGCGTACCGAGCAAAGCTTCAAAGACTTTATGAGCGACAGCTCGAAATAGCCCGGGACTGCGATATCACCGCAAGCCATTACAACAGACTTTTGAAGCTGTGGGATGAGGCGGCAAAATGAGTGATTTCTGGTGGGGCGCTATTACAGCCAACATAGGATGGATCATTGGAACCATCCTATGTCAGGTATTAGACAAATACGTATTTTGTTAGTGTTGAGAATCACAAAGCGATCGCCCAAATATACTGAAACACCGATCGCTTAAAGGTTTTACAAGTCCCCTCTTGT